CAACAGCGTATTTTCCTCTGACAGCAACACAAGCCCCGATGAAAGGCTGATTTTTAGTTGATTTATAAATCTTGCCGTCACTGTCAATGCTGACAATATCGCCGACCTTTGCATTGCCGTTTTCAATAGTGATACAGTTTGTTTTGTAACCGTTATAAGAAATCATAAATTCATTTCCTCCTAAATTTTATATTGGTTGAATTTTTCGGTGTCGCGTCTTTGCCCCTTAGGCATAAGTTGCGGAGCCGGAGCCTGACCCTGAGCGCACATACCGTTTTTAAATCCCAAAAGTTCCTTAGTTGTCATAACCGATGTTAAAGACGAAAAAATCTGTGGGTCCGTTTTCGGAAAAGCTTTCAAAAACATTTTGACAACTTCTTTTGAAAGTTCCTCCTTATATGCCTCGCCGAGACTTGCTTTTTCGGACAAATCGTCTATATAGCTTTGGAGCTTGTGAGCCTGTGATTTTGAAATAGTGATGTCAGAGCCGCAGTTTTCAATTGACTTCAAAATATCCTGCATATTTTCCTCCTGTGTGAATTTAAAGGATTTTGTGATGCCTGCTTCTCTCTGCGCCGGTACGGCAACAAAGCTGAATTCGTATGCGTCGGCGGCGTTTGAAAGAGTATCAAAGCAAAGTTTGCCGTTGTACTCCCTACCCCTAATATGAGAACATCCGCCCTTTTTTCTGTCGTTTCCGCAGACAGAGCACTTGCTGCTACTCATTGAGCACGAAACAGAAACCTCTTTCTTGATTCCTGCATCGATTTCCTCAATCAGTGAGGCATTTTTTTCGTTGTTGAGCATATACGCTTTTGCCTTAAGACAGCAAAGCGGTTCGCCGTCAACAGTAAAGCGTCCGTCCTGCTTTTCGATATATGTATCGAAAATGCGTGCTTTTTGGTCGGAGCTTTTCATCGAATGATCGGAAATTCCCGTTTTTCCGATAAAAAGCGGTGCAAGCTGTTTTAACGACTCAATCGAAAATTTTTCGTAATCTCTGTCAACCTCATTACTGCACAGCGTGACATTAAACACATAAATTTCGTCAGCCGAAAGCTCGCGGCGTGCAAGAGCATTGATTTTTTGCAAATCCGAATCATCGGTCTTGCATTTTTGGATTTGACACTGAGCCATCATCTGCCTCCTTAATTAAATTATCAGCCATGGCATTATAGTACCGTGCCTGTGCATGCTCGGTTTCATCCTGAAGGGTAATCCTGTCCCAAACAATTTCGACATCATTTGCAATGCCGTTAACGGTTAAATATGCCATACCGATTTTTTTGAGTATAGGGGTTATTATTCTTCTGTAAGCCGCAAGCTCTGTTGTGAGAATATCTGCCTGCTGTCGGCTCATTTTTTCCGTTGTGGACCAGCTCAAGCCGAACATATACGGCATAAGCCCTGTTTTTGCAATAATCTGCTCAAGCATTTGGCGCACTGGGATTTCGCTGTCGAGAATTTGATTGTCCGCGCCAATAACGCTGACCTTAACATCGCCGACTGCAACAAAATCCTTTACGCTGTCCTTTGACGACATTGCGTCCTTCCACGCCGACGCCATTTGATTTGCGCGTTCCTTTGCAAATGCAGCGTCCGTGCCGTCGCCCTGCGGCTTATATGTCACGGCATATCGCAAATTGCCGACACGCTCCCAATTTGAGCCGATTGTCGAATAAATTTTTAAAAGAATATCACTGACAAACGGCAATCCGCGTAACAGACTTGTGCCCAAAATTTTTCCCGGCTGAGGATTCAAAACGGAAAACAAAATATTATTCGGATGTCTTATCGGCTGAGCCATGCCCGACGAAGTGTTGAGAAATTCAAGATCAATACCGTTGTCCTTTCTCTTCACCTCAAGTACATCAAGCTCGCCGTTATAAAGCGCATAAAAGCAGTTTTCGTCTGCAATTATTTCGCCTACCGCCGTACCATATGTCAAAAGCTGTTCAACATAGCTATCAACAAATGACTGTATGCCCTGCTGATTTCCGCCTACATTTACACAGGCAAAAAACTCGTTCATGGTATTGCTGAGCGACTCGTTATCCGTTTCAAACCTAAAACCGCCCATAAGCCGAACAATCTTGTTTATAGCACTGTCGATAATCGGTACACCCTCTCGCAGTTGTGCATAAATGCGGTTGTCAACATTCATCGGCGTATAGTTTGAAAATGTATAAAACGGATTTGACGAAACAGAGCCTGTCTGAACAACCTGTGCCGACTGTTTCGGCTTGTCGTTTGAGCCGTCTTTCTTGTTTTTACCGAATAAACCCAATACTTCACTTCCTTTCTACCGCAAATGAAAACGAATAATCGCTTTTGTCCTTGCCGATTACCGACTGAACAAAATATCGAATATCGTCCATTGCATGGTCATTTTCCTTTTTCGGTGCGTCGCGTTTAATGTCATTGTCCCAACGATAAATCGAAAATTCTCTTATCGCATCGGTACAATCGGGTGATATGTAAATTTCGTTATCCTTGAGTGCCTGACAAACGCGGTTGATTCCCTTAAGAACATCGTTATCCGCCTTGATTATTCGATATTTGCCGTGTCTGCGCACCGTTTCGATAAACGATGCCGCCGACGGGTCAATAATCAGCGCGGTAATCTTTCTGTTGCCGACAAGTTCGCACAGATGCGAATAGTATTCCTCATCCGTCAGCTGAACGCCCTTTTCGCGTGACGAATGATAATATTCGTTTATTCTGTACCACGCTTTGCCGCAATGCCCCCAAAGCCCAAGAGAAAACGGATTGACCGTGCCGTAATCGCACGAGAGATAGTATTCGTCAAACGAATCAGCCTCTTTTATATGCTTTTTGGCGTCAAACATGGGATAAACAAGTCCGTCCGCAGCAACCCATTTGCCCTCGATAAATCTTTCATAAAACGCACCGGAATAAAGATTTTTGTAACGACATTTCACCTCGTTTGAAAGGGACGGATTATCGTCCATCGTGAAGTGAAGATAGAGCATATTCTTAGCATTTGATTTTTTTATCCACTCGTTATAAAACCAATGATAAGGATGCTCCGGATTGCAGTTAAACCAAAATTTTGAACCGTCGAGCGAACATCTTGCAAGCGCTTGCTCAACAAACGAGCGCGGCATAAGCGCAACCTCGTCAAGAAGAACTCCCCCGAGGGTCATACCCTGAATCAGCGACGCCGAACTTTCGTCGCGACCGCCGAAAAGATAAAATCTGTTTTGCACTCCGCCTTTTTCGATTGTCAGATAATTCCTGCTCAGTTT